ACGTTGAGCTTGGCGATGCGGAGATATTCAAGGTAAGAGAATGTGGACATACGGCCAAAGGAGTAGAAATCTTCTCGGACTTTGTTCCAGGCAGCTTGGAAATTCTCAAGCGGGTCGTCACTTACTGTAACGTCTTGGAAGAAACCAGTCTGGTCCTTCCCGGCGAGTTTCTTGTACTCCGTCACGGACCGGATGAAATCGCGCTTCTGATGCCGTCGGTCGGTGTCAAACTCCAAACGCAGCCATTCTTTGTTGTACCAGGAGTCCAGCGCCGGAAGATCAAGGTTGGCGAAGTCTGGGAACCGCTTAAATATGAGCCAGGAGGTCAATGGGTGCTGGGTGTTACCGTTGATGAAGACAAACCAGAGCATCTGTTCTCGTGTCCAGCCTAGTTCTTTCCTTAGATAAGGGAAGGTCATGTAGGGAAGGCTGGCCCCGGCGTGTACCCGGTACTTGAGGCAGAATTCATAGAAGCGCAGGAACACTTCGCGCCGGTATTGCGGGAGACGGAAGTCCATGCCGGCCTTGAGATCCGAGATTTCACGTTCACACATCAGCTCGCTGTAGCGACCGGGCGTGGCATGGGTTATAATATCTCCCCACCCGTCGATGCTTCCATACGGACTGTAGTAAAGGCTCATGACATCCATTTTATTGCTAAACGCGACCCTGCTTGCATCGAACTTTAGTCACTAGAACCGTCCCCATTTCTTAGAGTTCCATCCCTATTCAGAAAAGGCACGTAGAGCTTCTGGTTTTCGCAACGACATGGAGATTCTTCTCGGCACTGTGGGCAAATCATTTCAAGTCTCCGAATCTGCTCTTTAAGAGTGGGACCGATGGTTTGCTCCCTACAATCCAGTACAGACTCCTGTCGTTCAGATACTGGCGGAATTGGCCAAGATGATCCTCCATGTAACAGAAAGTCTTCCCTTCGTAACGTGGATGAAATACAAGACCTCCATAGGAGTAAGGCTTGAGCTGGTCGTAAGAAGTGTATCCGGAGTCTATCAAATCAACTTCGACAAAGTTGTAGGGTAGAGGTAACGGGTCGCCTGTTACCTTTCGGATGATGTCTAGACGCTCGTTCACCCACTTTTGGTGCTTCGGAATGTTCGCCATGATTCGGAACAAGATGACGTTCTTAAGAGATTTCGGTTTGAACCGGCCTAGTCCGTAAAGTATGGATGTGAGCGAATTACACGATCCGGCTGGGACCAAAAGATTTTCGATATGGTCGGGGATGTTCCGTACTTGCTCACTTCCAATTTGGTGGAAAGCCTCGATACGCTCCGGTGCATTAATCTTATGCTCAACGGTAATGTTGGTTTCAATGTGGAGCCATCCGCGTTCTAGAGCGAGCTTCCGAGATTGAGAATTCAGGTTGCCCGCGTATCCGGGATTGATATAGCGAATCTCAGCCCCGAGATGCTTGGCCGCTTCAATGCTTTCAAATTTAGAAGGCTTGGTCGACGGTTTGCCCCCTGTAAATTGTACGCATTTCATGCCATAGTGGTTGGCACAAGCAGCGACCATACAGTGCTGAGGTGAACCACCTACCGCGCCTGAAGCAACACCGGGATAGGATTTTTCGTTAAACACCCAGATTAATTGTCTGCACTTGCTACCGTTGATCCCACCCACTCCCATCGGGGCGAAGAGATCGTCGCGCTTAAACCAAATTCCGCCGTGTTGTTCCACGGGCGTAAGGTCGTAAGCAGACTGAAGCCACTGTTCCATTATTGATAGATACCTCGAGCCGCGCTACACCACGAATTCAAAAGTCAGAAAATCCGATTCGTTAGCGGTTTTCGACGTTCGTCGGTAATAGACCAGTATGCCAACAATCACCGACATTCTAACCATTGTAGAAAGATCCCTGGGTGGAGTAGTCTGTCATCAGGTGGCTAGAGATGTGACGGTTGCCCTTAATGCTGCCGGCGTTGATGCAGAGGCTGTCACGGGCACCTATTTATGGATTCTTCCAGATCGTACCTATCAAGTTTGTCATTCCTGGGTAATTCTGCCCAGTTTAGGATTGTACGTGGACGGCACTCACGGTCAGTTCAGAGGAGTCCGGATTCGGTCAGGGAAACTTACCGACGTTGATTACCAGCAGGATTATCGCGGGGCAAAACCACTTCTATGAAATTTCATGCTACAGCAAGAATTTTCATGAATCGCACCTAGCAGGTCTTCCGTTTGCAGATGGGGATGACTAAAGTCAGAAAATCCGATTCGTTAGCAGTCGACCGGGCGGCAGAAATCCTAGAGGCCGCCGAAGACAAGGTCGCGGAGGGCGGGGAATTTCGCTAAACGACTTTGAAACCCTCATTTGAGGGCTTTTCATGATTTACACAATTTCACACGCATGGTCTTTTGGGGACTTTTCGCTGGGATCTATCCGTTCCATCAGGAAAACCAGTAGTATAGGAATGAGAGCGGAAAATACAATGCAAACTGTCCTAGCTGCCCCTGCCACTGCGATCGCTCCTAAAGTTGAGGAGCCAAAAGAGATTCTCTATCAGGAGTTCCTCGCCAGTCCTGATGAAAAAGAGACTGCAGAGAAGTTTGACCAGTTAGCAGCATTCATCTGGTAGACTTCCCATGTTCATCCAAAGAGATATCCGAAAGATCCCGCAAGGTATCTGGAGGCATTTCCAGCAGAGCATCAAAGACTACCCGAAAACCTATGGTTATCCCTTGCCTCTAAGTTCTCTGGAGAAAATCAAAAAGTGGAATGATCTTCAGATCCCAGTCCCAAGTGGAAAGTGGTGGGTTCACCTAGGAGAATTCAAACTCTGCGGGAACGGTCCCTATCCTAGCACCATCCTACCTCCAGGCAGTGCATCTGAAGGTCAGCAACTACCTTCCCACCCGAGTGATAAATTTGGACGTCTGGTTGAAAAGTGGCTCGGGTAAGTATTAGCCGCGCTACACCACGAATTCAAAAGTCAGAAAATCCGATTCGTTAGCGGTTTGCAGTAATGAACTTTGTGCTGACCTATGCTACCGCAGTCGGTTCCCGAAACTATCAAGAAGATCGTTTGCTTTTCCTTCTAGCATGGGCTTCCCGCATTCTCTGTTTTGTGATTTCGCTCGCTGGCCCATAAATTCTTGTTGCTCGTGCTCGATCTAGTTGTTCTCGTTGCTGTAGTGTCACTCCCTTTTCTGCGTAATGTTTCTTTAGACCTGCAGATCTTCGTTTTATAACCTCGGGAGATTGAGGTCCTCTAGATTTGCCTTTTTGAGTTAAGGAGCTTTTTCGTTTGCGTTCTGCAGACCAAGGTTTACCATAGTTTGGATTTTTAGGACCGAGTTTCGACAAACGGACCTTTTCCAGTTTCCCACGCGGGCCACGGAGAGAAGCTCTATGAGCTTCGGAAAGCGGAATACCTTTTCTCTTACGCCCAGCAGCAGCTACCTTGGCTCGAGTTTCCGCTGTATGCTTGACTCCAAGGCAATTGCCCGCTGTTGGGGAAACATTGTACCCATGTTGACCGTAACTCTGGAAATGGTCTAAGAAGAGTTGTTCGTAGAAAAGCATGTCGGAAGGAGCGCAAACCAATAAAACTTCAAAACGAAAAGCTGATTCTCCCCATTTTCGCCAGGAATTTGTGAGCCTGCGATTGTGATGATTACCTCGTAAAGCATAAATATGACCTTGCCAACGGTCCCAGAATTCGAGAGCAGAACCTATGTAACGTTTTCCATTCAAAGTATTGACTATAGCATAGACTCCAGATTTGTATATGATATTACTTAATGAAGAACAGTTGCAAGCCGTTACCCATCCCATAGGACAACCCGCCTGTGTCATAGCGGGCGCGGGCGCGGGCAAAACCACGGTGCTGACGGAACGAGTTCGTTGGTTAATGTCCAATGGTGTACCCCCTAAACGAATATGCTGTATTACATTTACAAATAAGTCAGCGAGATCTTTGGTTGAACGTCTTGGCATCTCCCAGAATTCGCCTCGTGATTTAATCCCTCGGGTTTCAACAATCCATTCACTGGCTCTTTCTGCTATCCGCCGCAATCCTTTGGGATTTGGTCTTCAAGAAAAAGTTTCTCCCCTTGACGATTATGACCAGCACCAAATGATGAAGAAAATAATTGAGCGAGTCAAGTCTGAGGAGGATGCATATCGCGTCCTGGAGATGGTCGAATTTCATAGGGCGCGGGGTTGTGGCTTTGCTAAAGACTATGACGAGAAGATTCACGAACTTGCGCAAAAGATGCATGGTGGGTACCATGCTATGGAGCAAACGACAGTTGGACTTTGGAAACTCTACGAAGAAGAGAAAACCAAGAATTCCGTTGTTGATTTTTCGGATATGCTTTGGCTGGTGAACCGCAGAGTTAAGGAAGATAGTGCTTGGAGAGCTAAACTAGAACGGATTTACGAACACGTTTTGCAAGACGAAAGCCAGGACAGTAACAAAACCCAATGGGAATTCATAAACAACTTGTTGGCTCCCGATAACCAAAATCTAATGTGTGTTGGAGATTTGAATCAAAGTATTTTTGCATTCCAGGGAGCACAACCGGGTTTGATGAAGGAATTTTCTGAAGGTTGGAGAGGAGTAGTCCCAAGCCTTTATAAGATTCAGCGCAATCACCGCAGTGTACCAGAAATTGTGCGACTTGCTAACGCTGTGTGCGGTCACATGGTTGATACGATTCCCATCAAAATGGAATCCTGGCGCGGGGAACAAGGAGACAAGGGTATCACGAAGATGTTCAAGGCTGGCCAGCCTTCAGAGATCGCAACCAATATTGCGCATGAGATTTACAACGGCAATCTTCTCCGGAGCAACCCAATCACTTATCGGGAGAATTGCGTGTTGGTTCGCAGCGCGATACAGATACGTGATTTGGAAGGAGCGTTTGTTCGTCTTCGCATCCCTTACATCGTGCGCGGCGGGCGCGGCCTCTTACAGACCGAAGAGGTCCGAGACGTCCTGAGCTATCTCCGCTTGGCCACTAACCCAAAAGACTTCATGGCGCTCGTACGCTCCTCCTCTGTGCCGCGCCGGGGTGTTGGAGAAGTCGCGTTAGAGAAGATCCGACAGAACGCTAATGCCCAGCACGATGGGGATCTAGTAGCGGCTTGCCTTGCGGGTAGTGACAAACTGAGTTTGTTTGTTGGCGCGGTGCGGGCGATACAAGCCGACGCAGAGAACCCAGTGAAAGCGTTAGAGACTGCGCTGCGCATGGTCAACTATCGGCAGTACATTCTGGACAAGTACAAATCGCGGGATAAAGAGAAGGGACCGGCCAAGCTGGAGAACCTCGAAAGGTTTGGCCAGCTGCTTCAAGGGTTGGTTGAAGAAACTGATATGACGTTGGAGGACGTTGTCTTTCAGCTATCCATAGACCGGCAATCGGAAGACGATGAGAGCGGTAAGGTAGTGATCAGCACTATCCACGCAGCTAAGGGTCTGGAGTGGCGAAGGGTGTATGTCTTCGGTGTTGTTGAAGGGAAACTACCCCACCAATTTTCTATGGGTAACGAAGAAGAATTGTCCGAAGAAAGGCGGCTTTTGTACGTGGCGGTAACCAGAGCGAGAGATATTCTGGTTGTATGTGTTCATGGAATGGAACCACGTTTCAAAAAAGGACAGGGCCAAAGTTTTATCACAGTTGCTCCTTCTCGCTTCTTAGCGGAAATAGGGATTTCCTAACGACTTCTAACCAACTGGAGATGTTCTGATGGACGACTCAGATCTTATCGCTGCCTTCGCTGTCCTATTCTTCATTATTATGCTCTGGGCGTGGAGCGCGGAGCATAGCATGAACCTGACGGCGCTGAGAACTATACAAAGTGGCTACATAGAAACGGATGGAGACTAATGACACCGGATCACCTAGCCGTTTCGTCTTCTTTCTCAGTATTGGAAAAGAGTCTTTGTTACTAACTAGCGGAAATCACGACAGTCTCCGTAAATTATACTCATGAAAACTAAAATCGTAACAATTCTAGCGTTTGCTATACTGACGAGCCTCGTCTCGTTAGCACAAGTGAACGGATTCGTTGAACTTGAAGGAAATCCGGTCACTTCTAAAGAAGCCACAACAACTCCCCAGATCAATTTCTTTGTGACTGGCCATTTTACTACAAAGTGGGGATGGTCAGCTTGGAGTGCCAATAGCCACCCTTGGAGCGAGGCTTACGTTGGGCCAACTTTTACCCCAGCGAAATGGATTTCGTTTTCCACGGCCTTTGGACTTGAAACCTATAACCACCCATTACGTACAGGCAACTCAGTGTGGATCGGGAGCAAGAGATGGAATCTGTTGTCTATCCAGGAATACGGTGGGTCTGGGTACTGGCATAAAGACACTGGCACATATGCTCTGAATTCTCGTTTCAGTATTGGTGCTTTTTCACAAAGGCATGTCGGGACTGGACCATACACTGAAATGAAACTGGCCCATGGGCTCACTGCTTGGGGTGGTGTTGCTTCTACTGAAAAGAAAGGACTCGCAGGGATTAGATATCGTTTTTGATCTCTCATTCGCAGTATTGAACCAAATCCTAGAGTTATTTTCTAGAAAGGAGAAACCCATGAAGACTTTTGCGATCGTTCTTGCTATACTGGCGATGTTAACAGTAGGGGGTATCGCTGCAGTCCCTGTGGTGTTGGCACAAAGCCCATCTTGTCCTAACCCACATACGGAATGTACCACCACTTGTAGAACTATGGATCCCAACACTGGTGTACCACCGTTTGTAAAGAACTGTGCTTCTGATGGTGATCGGCTATCTTAATCGGAGCCTCCAGGCTCCGATTAAGATTAAATCCACAGTTTTATCAACATAGCGTAACATCTGTCAGATTCTTTTTGTGCTGCTTTGGCTTTCTCCTCGTAATCCGAGAAGGATTTTGCTATCTCTAGACAACGGTTCGCTTCTTGATCCCATCCAAGGGCTTGTTCGTAATAGTAATTTGCGAGTTTTTCTATTTCGTTCACTTTAAAGCGTTCCTTAGTTAAGACGTTTAGCCGTTTCGTCTTCTTTCTCAGTAGCTTAAACTGGAGGGAAGCATATGAAATCAGGATTGCTGGGCTTTCTCGTTGCGATGTTGGTTGTGGCGCTGGTGTATTCTGTCCCTGCGACAATCTCTTTAATTAAAACGGATCCAAAGCTTCCGGTCGAGCACACCTACATAGAAGTTGAACCGAGTGTGCCGGAAGACAACGGCAGTGCTGCGACGGATGAAGACTCCGACCAGCCTACGACCGTAGACACTTTGCAGCGCACGAATCTTTGCATATGAAATTCCTCTTGGTGATGATAGCTCCGCTGGTCGCACTCAACAACATTTATGGTTGGGGTCTTCGGATGATAGAAGTCCGGATGGGCACATACGATCCGAAGAATTGGAATTGTGATTGGTGTTTATCGAGAAAGCGAAGACGTCGATGAACGACTTCGGCATCAACATTGCTGGCCTGACGGGGGTATTGAAGCCTCGTAATTTCTACAAAAAGCCCTCCACAGACAAGGAGCGAACTGTCGTTGTAATCCAAGGTTCGGGTTGCAATCCCGATCCGGCTTGGGGAAGGAACATCGAAGTTCGTACCGGCCCGAAAACCCATGAAACTATTAGTTCCTACGATCTTGAGTACGTGATCTCTGACGGGAAGAAAATCCGTCACATTGAAGTTGGCCCCACCGATTCCTACGTTTGTGGAGCGCCTGAACCTCCGGTGTCTGTACATCCCTCCATCCCACCCGCCCCTGAGAAACCTCGAAACGTCAGAAGGAAACGATAACCCCAAATCTCGGGAAAAACAGTATCAATTACAGCAGTGTCCTTGTTGCTTGGGGCGGTTCAAGCCTATGAATTTTGGCCGGTGGCATGGAGAAAGGTGCAAGTAAGAATGGGCGTAAATGACAAACAAGTAGGAGGAAATCACTACAATCAAGTGAAAGTGCAGCACTGGGATTTAGTGATCGAGAATGACCTCCCGTATTTGCCTGCCCAGATTTCTAAGTACGTCACGCGCTGGAAGAAAAAGCATGGTTCTCAGGACATTGAGAAGTCAATCCATTACCTTGAAAAATTGCAGACCTCCCTTGAAAATGGGGTGTTAAAATATCCTACCCAGGAACGTGTTCCTATCAAGCTCGAGGAGTTCGCCGAGGAGAACAAGATCGGTGACATTGAGAAGACGATTTTTTACATTCTTCTCACCTACACTCGTGCTGAGGACCTGACCCGTGTTGGTGTGTTGTTACAGCACTTGCTTGCTGCTGCTAAGGAAGTTGAGAACCATCGTTTGGAACATCCAGACGCAGAATCAAAAGGAGCACTCTAAATGCCATACGTTCCGAGTGTCAAAACCGATGGTAAGAGCATAGACCGGGAGCAGATCGACATACAGGTCGAACTGGCTGCTCGCAAAATAGCAGAAGAAGTCAAAACCAATTTCGGTCTGCTGGCTGCTTACAAGGATCTGTTCGCGGGTATTGCATGTGCCCTGATTCAACTACAAGGCGGGTATGAACACCAATCCGTAACGACTGGGAATGGGTACCGGGATTTCCACCCGCTGGCTGTGGTCATCTGGAACATGGGACAGCAGTACGGATACGAAGGGGCGTTCCTTGGCGAGCTGAACTACGCCATCACCCGGCTGATCCAGCGGGTTCCCCAGATCAAAGTTGAAACAGGTGAATGGCCCGCCAAGGATGAGCTCCGTTATTGGCTCTACGCGGTCACCGTCCAGGCGCTAATTTACGCTTCCACGTACAATGCTTACAACACTATCGGAATCGGCGGTGTATTTGAGGATATCAAGGACGAGTACAAGCGCCGGGTCAATACGTCCTACGAAGCGGCCCAGATTGTCAAGAGTGGGGATTGCTTCGACACTCCGTACTACACTCGCCTGGTAGAAGTCACTGATACAACCGGGAAGCCGGTTGGTCACGTGGAGATCATGCTGAAGAGGAGTCCGGAGACCGTGGGCATAGACGTCCTGCCTTTCAAGTTGGTCTTAATGCCAGCTTGGTACGGGACGGGCATTTTCTTTGGGGATCCCTCGAATCTTGGGGGGCAAAATGCAGCGAAAAGTTGAGGCGGCTCGGGCTGAAATCTTGCTCGTGGGCACAATCAAAAAGCACTTCCGCGCTTCCCCGGATCTAAAGCCTTTGTGCCCCTACGTGCGCGGTGGCATCCGTCTATTTAACTACCTTTTTGAAGCCCAGAAAGCAGCGGAAACGGGGCTACCCAAAAGTTACACCCTGAAGCCCATAGAAGTCGAAACTTCTTCCAAACGTGGAGATCGAGAGATCCGGGTGGTGGAGTGGATCTGCAAGATCCTCACCGAACAACTCAAACCTCAAGCAGAGTACCCCGGCGTAACCGGGGCAGACAAATGTCCAAAATGTGGGGCAGAACTGCGATATTGCGCCCAAGGTGAATATTGCTCAAGAACAGACTGCACCTACGTACTTTAATCCCTTGGTTATCTCCTGTATCAGCACTATAGAGCTTCTTACAGGGGACAAACTGGATGGCTACGACTCTCACTACAGAAAAAACATTAGGACCAGGGGATCTTGCTCTCCTGGTGCGCGACGCAAACGGCGCTCTCATCGACCCGATTTCTCTAACCTACTCGATTTTCTCAATTGATCCGAGTGGATCACCGGTACTGGTGACCCAACCACAGATGGTTCCTCATCGCGCTTCACAAGGCGCGTACTACATCCGGATGACGATTCCTACTGTTTGGAACGGCTCATATCAACTTCAGTGGTTCTTGAAAGAATACGAAGAAAGTGGTATCGTCACCATCTTAGAAGATTTCGTGGTCCAGTCTGTAAGTCCAGCGAGTGGTAGTTACGAAGCGCCGTCTACGATCATCGCTCAGCCTCCAATCACGAACAGGAAGTACGCTCCAGCAATCATGTACGTTCGTGAACTCCTGTTTGACACCAACCCTGACCGAAACTATCACTTCCGTCCACCGACACCCGGTAAGATTGTGGCGGGTTACACGACTCGAGTTGGGTTCATTTGGACTGACAGCCAGATTTTACGGTTCCTGCAGATGGCGATCAGCAAACTTAATTGGTACAATCCGAAGAACATCTACAGCTTTACGTTGGATACAGTTCCTGCAGATTGGGGCCGCATTGCGGCATTCGCCGCCGCTGCAATGTGCCTGAGCGCGGAAGGGGCGCGGTGGGCTGCCGATCAATTCAGCTTCTCTTTGAACGGTGTGAATTTGGACATTAACAAAGCCGACCTTTATCGTGGTTTGGCAGATGGGTACAATGCACAGTTTACAGAATTAGCTCCCTTGATGACCGCCAATAGACCATTTTCGGCTGGCCTACGACAACAAAGGTGGATTTTGGGTTGATCCTTTGTTTTCAACAACTTACAAACATATTGTAACCCGCGGAAAACGGCCTGTCTGTGGTACACTTGTTTCATCTACTTTCGCCGCTATGCGGTATTAAGTAGTATGGAACTTACTCTAGAAAAACGTCATGCTATCCATTTGTGTTCTCCTAAAGAACAGAGGGAGTTACTCAATGGCTATTTGTGTGAATTGTGCCAAGCAAAGCCAGCAAGGAGGATTTTAGAAGGCTCTTTAATTATTTGCTGTTACGACCGAGCGACTAATTGTCCTAGCGAGTTAAATCCTACTACCAAATGTTTTGGTTGTGGTAAGTCTGCTGTAAGGAAAAGTAAGGCCGGATTCGTTTGTGGTAACTCTTATCGCGGGTGTCAAGCGTACGAGAATAGTTTAAGAAAACAAGCTAACAAGGCACTACAAAAGCATTATCAGGAAGACCCGAAGTTCGCTCTACAAGCAAAAGAGAGACACCAAGCAACGTGTATACGACATTTTGGTGTTCCTAATCCTCGGCAAGCGGCAAGCGTGAAAGCGAAGGCGGCTCGTACTTCCTTGAAACGATTCGGAGTTTCCCACCATAGCCGTGCTCCAGAAATAAAAGAGAAGGTACAAAAAACTTTGCAAACAAAATACGGTGTAGATTTTGTGGGCCAGCTTCCTCAGACACGAAATGCAGCCCGAAGGATTTATAACGTTGAAAATGTTTTCCAACTTATTGGGGTGAAACTTAAAAGTAAGGCTACTTGCCTAAAGAAATTCGGTGTAAAGAACGTAATGTGTGTCCCAGAAATTGCTGCTGCTAACCGAAGCACCGGCAGAAAAACCAATCTCAAACGCTACGGCTTCAAATATGCCATTCAGAATCCAGAAGTGTTCCGTTCTGTTTACTTACCGGGCTTTTATGCGACACACCAGCTCACACTTCCCTCCGGTAGGATCGTCAACTACCAAGGCTACGAAGATCGCGCCATCCTGAAGCTTATGAAAACTTTTACCGAAGACGAACTTGCCTTCGGTGGCGAGATGAGCTTTCCCTGGACGGACCCCGAAGGCGATAAGCATACGTATTACCCTGATTTATGCATCAAATCTAAGCAAACTGCTGTCGAAGTCAAATCTGAGTACACCCTGGCCCAATCTTTGGCGGATGGCACTTTATTCCAAAAACTTATTGCTGTTCGTTCCCATGGATGGCTTCCTGTCGTGCAGCTTTGGGATAGTGTAGGGGATGAGCCTATGAAAATCCTGACATTGGACGACTTTTCCACCCTTTAACAGATATGCCGCTCTCAGAAAACGAAAAAAGGTTACAGCGAGAGATCAGCAACGGGGCGTACACCACTCCGACGTTGCCATACGAAGCTATATCTTCGCTGTTAATTCTTGACAGTGCCTATGTTGGGAGTCGAGATTTGTGGTGGGTGGATTCCCCCTCGGCAACTAAAGGGTATTCAATTTACAGAGCATTTGACTATCCTACTAACTGGAGCCTTCTTAACGACATACCATGGCCGGGACATTTTTACCGTGATAGCACGGTTATCACTCAGAAGACGGTTACGATTCAGCCGTCGGATTTTCTAGATGCCGGCGAATTCGGTAAATGGGGATTCAAGCTTCCAGAGACCCCTTACTCTAAGCAGGTGAAAGGCCGTCCGGTGGTGGCTACCTCACCCGATGATGTCACAGTGCTCTTAGACGGCAAGCCCTACCGCCCGGTGATGGTCGAGGGCATTGATCGTTCTGTTTGGATGAAGATGGATAACACGTTGCCCGAAGGCGGTGCAGTGTCAGCTCTAGCTCTTGTGAACACTCTTACGACTGGAACAGTAACCACAAACGGAACGAGTACGGTGGCTTGGGCAAGCGGTAGCTATTTCAATCCCAACTGGAACCTCCAGATCCAGATCCTCATCAACGAAATTCCTTACATTATCACTAGCGGTTCCACATCAAACCCCACAACGACGACATCGTTGACTGTTGCCCCGATTCCTCCGTCTACCTCGGTTCCTTCCCCCGGAATATTCTCCTATTCAGTTGGCGCGGTGTATAAAGCCGATTATTCCGGGGTTCAGAAGTGGCAGGTGGTGTTCAACGTGTTGACGAACTACGTGGACATCTACACTACTTTGACCCGTACTTTTTATTCAGTTGTTCCGGTGGGAGATACCGGAGAAGTTCACGAGCCAGGCGCACCGGGCACTCCAGTTGTAAACACCCAGGAAGTGGACCAACTAGATTACATGCAAGCCGCCATGGTCCGTTACAACGAATGGGGTTTTGAGATGTTCGGTGAACCGGCGCTCGTGATGTTCCGAAAGACA